TTTCCTTGACTATGAGGACCGGTAATCGCTATTTTCATAATAATGAAGTAAGATACTTATACCACAAATCTATAGAATTGCTATGTAATTGTTCATAAACCTCTTCAAGATATAATCCCGATATTGCTACTTTCTGTCTAGTTAATATCTCACCGCAATCTACTTCAGGGGTAACTCTATGAATTATAGATCCACTAGTTGGTAGTTTTAAATTAAATGCTTTCTCTTGAGGATTAAAACCTTTTAATTCTGGATACGTCTCGATATCACCCGGATGTCCGTTTAATATGTAATATTCATTACATATTTCAGCTGGTATTACTTTCAACCAACCATGTAATGTAATAATAGGTGTACTAATATCACCTACATTATTATACACAGTAAATGCATGTCGATACTGGTCTATCGTCGGTGATTTTGGTAAGATATACCATTCACCGACATATTCATCTCTTAATTGTGTATTAACGTTACTGAACGGTGAATTAGATACTATTCTATCTGGAAATCTATGAAGCCGCTTACTCAATTCATAAATTTCTGACCCAGTACGACTAAATGCAGCTATCCAAGGTCTATTATTAATCATTTTTTAATATAATGAATTCTGATATCTAAATTGAATGATGTTAGAAATGGCATCTACTACCAGTTTATCAGTCTTTGGTGTATCTATTAAATCCTTAAGTTTAGTAGACTCTTTATAGTCTATAGATTTAATATCTGATGGATATTTTCCACGCTTAATGGCATGTACCACAGGATTACTACTATCAAACGACTCTATATTTGAACCAAAACAAACATGCTTATAATATGATAATTCTTGCGGTAAGCTAATCCCAAGAAGATGTGTCGGTTTATTGTAATTAATAATATCGAATTTGCAAAGATATTCTAATACACGTTTACGACCTGTAGCATACCTTTCCCATTTATTACCGTCGGTACTATCTGTTAGCTCATTAATATAAAAACTATAGTCAAAACTGATAGCAATCTTATCAGCTTTATCTGACATATACTTATAACATTCAATAAACTCTTTAAGTGTCTTGCCTTGAGCTACACCTATACGACGACCAGGAATATCTCCAAAATCTCTTATCCATTTATCAAAATTAGACATTGTAGTATCAGCATCTTCTAATGCATCAGGTACTACATATTCATTAGGTTGAAGATTCACAATATAGTCGGCATATTTATCAGAGTCCATTGGAACACCCTCTTCAAATATACCATTATCAAGTAACACCCACCTACCGTTCTTTATAGCGCGTTTAAAGAAATCATAGTATCCATCAATTTTATCAAAACAAACAGATAATGCATAATCGTAATCAGTAACCATTTGAACCTGATCCATGATAGATACAGGTGCTTCGTGAGCAATTGATATTTTATTCTTAGGTAACATATTTATATTTTTTGATTAGTAAAGGTGTATTCATATGCATCATCAATAAACTCTGAATGCATATCGCTAAATATAGCAGGATATTTACATTTGATTATATCACATATTTGATTATAAATCAATCGAATTTCCCATTCCGCGTGCCTGTTAGTACGTAATTGTATGATATGACGTAAAGATCTTAAGTTAAGAGATATACCTATTTCATTACTTTGACCATTAGGTAATATTCTACGAAGAGCAGATGTAATTTTCTTCTTTGTAGTAAAATCTTTTATATTCTTAACACCGATCTTATCTTCAATATTCTTATATGCTATCTCGAGATCGTTTAGAGTTTTAATAATATCATCCTTAACGGGATTTAAAATTGGATCATACACGAAAGATATTTCATCTGTACGTACATATCTACCAGATGTTTGTGAATATGCAGCACCAGCTCGGTGACGTACTTGCTCATGTGTGAATATACGACTACAACCGGACACAATGAAATTAATATTACAATGCTCGAATACACTACCATGACCAGATTCTATAGTACCCACGATATTACTATTAATATCTCTAATCTTAGTAATGTTATTATTCTTACCTAAAGTTAAAGATGCGTAACACATCTTAGCATACATACTGCACAAAATCTCTCCATCTGAAAGTCCTACTTTCTTTGCTTCCTCAATATCATTGAGGAATTCTAATTGATCGGTATCTGTCAAATACTGAACAATACCTTCCGTGTTTATAGTAGTAAAGCCTGTGAGATATACTTTCGGTGTAACTAGTTTACTCATTGTCACTAGATTGTAGAGTAATCATTAATTTACTCCAGTCAGTATCTGGGTTAAACCCGGCTTTATCATCTATTAGTGCGTCATAGTAGAACTTATCACTAAAATCAGCCATGTGATCAGATTCTACATTTGGATTCTCATTAACATAATCAAAATATATGTTATGATCCACTAAAAATCCCATTAATCTATCAATATACCCCGGATAACTGGATGTATGCATTATCATAACAATATCCTCTCTAGTTGAAATATACTGTAGAACTTCTTCAGCATTACTATAAAATTCAAACTTATTATCATTATGATGTGTAGGTTTAATCATAGTACCATGCACATCTATTGCAAGATACATGAAATCCCAGTTATTATCCCTCATCCGTTTTAATGCTTTAGTAATGTGTTCCATAGGGTTGATGCACATCACAAGTATATATAAGCAAGACAAAACATCAATAAAAAAACATAATTATAACCACACTAATGTTACGCGAGAAGTTGTTAAGAATGAACATATATCAGATACTTTCATTGAGTATATCAAATCAGTAGAAAATAATAATAAAACCGGTTTCGATGTACGTAGTAAACGTTGGATGCCTCATAGATCCATTGAAGGTGGTAGTGATACCATAGCATATGGTCATAAAATACAGAAAAATGAATCATATTTGATGCTCGGTATAACAGATGAAGAAGCCGTCACATTATTAAAAACTGACATCAATAAAGCTAGAAATAAGGCTAAAATGGAAGTAGATAATAAGTACGGTACTGGTACTTTTGATGCACTAGAGATCAAATATCAGGAGATGTTAATTGACTTTGCGTTCAATTTAGGAGGGTTACGAAAATTCCCAAATTTAACTAATGGTATAATTAGCAATAATCATCACGTTATACGTACTGAATATAAACGTTATAACGCAGGTAAAGAACTAGTAGGCAGAAATAAGGCGTTTCATTTGAGGTTTATACAACAAAAAACTCTCACCAATTCTAATGGTGAGAGTTTTTATGGGTTGTAATGTATATTAACGAATTAGGGAATTTAGCTCTTCAATGGATACATTACTATCGAAACCTCCCGTAACATCCTTTGTGATGACGCTGATGGCGTTGTGGGAGTGAAGTGACTCGAGATGGGATATTACGACTTTAAAGTCTAATATTCTAGAATCTTGACATAATGCTTTATGTAGTAATCTAGCAGCATCTTCTACGAATTTAGGATATGAACCGTTTAACTCAGCGAACGCTTGCTCATCTTCCCTGAGAACCATTACCTGCGTTTCAGTACTTAAAGCTCTAGAACAAATAGACTGTAAATCTTCAATCCAAATATGCTTATTGTATTTTACGCTTACACGAGCAACCGAACGCTGTGAATGAGGTATACCGTCTTTATTTCTATATTTACGAGCATGTTCAGTAAGCTCTTTGGAGCATGGACATGAACTACTATATACAAAATCAAAATGTATTACTCGATTTAATGTACCATCTTCCAATAATTCAAACTCGAGAGTTACATTGTAATATTGATAACCTTCCATATTACTACGTAGTGAGCGTTGAATCATCGGGTAGTTGAAACTAAGAAAGATCTTAGCGTCATATCCACCGATTTTCTTGCGATATGCAAATAGAATATCTTCTAGTAACTCCGTTGTAAAATCTCTATCTTTGTATTCGTAAAATGTACGAATTATTCTAGACATGTTAACTCCGCGATTAGCAGCCGCTAAACTAACAGTACCAGTTACACTAGTCTCGAGTTCAATTTTTGAACCATCTTTACGATCATACTTTAATGGTAGTTTGAAGTTGTGAATACCTACATGTTCAATTTTTACACGAATACCTTCATATAAATCATTCTGAAGATCCGGTAAACTCTCTTTATATTCCGGGGATATAACCAACTTATCGTCATAGGTCCGATCCGGTGGTAGATAGGTGTCTGCAAATGCAGAGCCAAGAAGTTGTCTCGCGATGAGGTCTTTAGCTTTACTCATAAATTACTACTTATAATATACTAACAATACATTATTTCAATACTCAGTTATTAGAGATGTTAAAATAATATTTCTTTGCACTGCCGGGTTCAGAGTAAACAACCTCTTTTAGAAGGTATACGTAACCATTGAAAGAATCGTTTCCGTCTAAATGCTGTAAGGTGTTAGGTGCAATATATGCTAGAGTTATATGAGGATTATATGCATATTGACTAGGTTCAACATTACTACAACCTAAATATTCCACAAGCGACGCATTAATCTCTTGTAATTGAGGGCTATCGACTGTAATATGTAATACATCTTGTGTAGGTTGATGAAACATACCTACAGATTTAAGTTTAACTACAATCATAGGTAGTGACTCTACAAACTTCTGTATAGTAGATACCGGTACAGTATTTTTAATTCCGTATAATATCGTGATATGTTTTTCGTGTTCATGTTCTACGATACACGACTCAGGTACATTATCTTGAGTCCATTTAATGAATTCTACTGATTCCGATAATGTAAAGTTGACCGTTAAGCAACCGTAACTTCCGGTGCCCTCATTTAGTAGATTATTTATCTTATCTTCTGTCTTACTCATTGTTAATAACTAATGTACCACCCATCAATTTTTTATCGCTTAGTAAATATGACTGATAATACTGACGATCGAAGAACGGTATTAACTCATATTTGAATCTAGTAATAGCGCCATCTGTCGGGTTTTGCTTTAGATGTATAATACCACCACCTACTTCCATTCTAAGTCTCTTCTTACGAGCGAATACGGTTTGATCTTGAAATCCGGGTAAACTTATTACATGTACGTTTCTTTCATACATGTAATTGTTTACATGGTAATGACCCTGTATGAGTATCTGAGGCTTTTCTCCGCCTTGAAACGCTTCAACTTGCTTTTGGCCGGTATATGATCTTGAATAAGCTGAACCCCCACCTGGGTGCTGAATCTTCATGACCGCCTTACCTCCCGGTACCGTCAGATCAACATCAGCCTCTACGTGACCGATATAAACTAAATCATCTCTACCCTGCTTCTTAGCCATCATCTCGAGATAAGCTCCCCAATTTAGACCATCTTTGATCCACCAACCCTCATGATCATCACCGGTAATAAAATACGTGGTTATACCATTACGGCGCGGATAATTGTCGATAACGTACTGAGCTTGACCGTCGGGAGTAGTGATAAATGTAGATGCATTATTAATTTTTTGTATATAACCATCAACTATGTTACCTCCATGAAATACATGCTTTACACCTTCTTGCTCAAATACATCGTAACATGCATGTAGTGCGTCTAAACGCTCCTCTTTACAACCTAGGTGAGTATCAGCTACTACTCCATATTTTTGCCAATTACTGTCAAATATATCTAAACTTATTCTACCAAATGCAGGTTTTACTATACTCGCGATACCATTACTAATGGTAATATTTTTCGACTTCGATAAATCGAAAATCACTTTTTCAACATCTCTTGTAGTAATGTTATATTTATTAGCGAAATCTAGTATTACTACAGGTTGCTTTTTTAGTTGATTTACTATTACCTCAGGTATATTGATAGTAACTGAAGATTTAGTGGGTTGATGCTTCAACCTATCAATCTTACACTCTATAGCTTTTAAACTACGGGTTTTTATTTTCTTAGCTATGTCAGCTAATTTAACCCCCTTAGATTTTAATTGTTGTAGTGTTTCAACTTCAGCTACAGTCCAGGGTGACGAATTAAACATACAGTAATATTTACAGTGATGTTAATTTATCAGCTATATAGATCTACTATATATTGTAGTTTTTTTAATATTTCTTCAGCGTTAGAAGTAGTCACTTCGGTATTAAATATAGATTTTTCTGTTGCAGGTATATTATCCGGATCCACACTAAGAGCTTTCAGTGTAAGTTCTACTAAAAATTTTTTACCCTCAGATGTAATATCTTGTTTTGGCTCCTGTATTTCTTCGGTAGACGGCACTTGAGGTTGTTCTTTATCTACCCCCGTCTTTGCTTCATCTGTACCGTCATTAGCAGGTGGATCATCTACTAAGTTACCATTTTCATCTACAGCTTCAGTAAGCGTAGATGAATACTCTCGATATAACGAAATAAACTTACTCATATTAAGCCGGGTTTGTTATAGTATTTTGCTTTTTCTTTAATTCTAAAGCTATAGCATCAGCAGCTTTCTTTTTTGCATTTACTACATTAGGATCATTGTCAATAGCACTATCGATAGATGAAGTAGAGGGTGTAGTAGATGTACCTGAAGTAGAGGGTGTAGTAGATGTACCGGTTGGTTTGTTAATATTGGAAAGCGGTGGTAGACCACTTTCCGTTAAATATTGATTTACTAGCTGTTCAAACTTAGATGTCATAATGATAATAATTAATGATTACTTATAATCCCTCAACTATAATAGATAATTGATATTTACAAAAAAACACCATTGCTATAGTTGAAACATACAATATAATCTCTTTACAAGAGAGGGAAGAACTATGAGTAATACCTAATATACTAAAGTATATCAGATATTATCAATCAAAAATAAAGTGCGGGTACTGGAATGGGGGTAGTATTGGAAGATGGGTAAGATTGGATACGCGGTAGTTATACGTGAAAATAATCAAAATATACCACAATATAAAGTATAATTCAAATATACATTAATCTAATATTTGAATTATTTATCTGATCCGAGCAAAATGAGGTTAAACCTAGTGCTTTTGCATATTCAAATAAATATCTGATCGATTTACTACGCTTTCTGTTAGATACTAAATCGAATGCATATTTTATATCATTACGTTTATTAGAATTATCTATATCTGAATACTTCATATCACATGACATATATAGATACACAGGTAATACCTTTTCTATTTCTAATAATACTTTTTCGATAAAATGAAGATATTCATCATAATTGATATAAACGAATAACTCATCTGAACTACATACAATATTAGGGTTACAGAATAGTATTTTATCCTTACGCTGTTTATTACTTGAACATTCTGCGCATATGTTAGACAATAAATAGTGTACTAATACTCGTTTGAAGTCTTTATCAATTTTTTTAAGAGGTATATCTCTACTAAAATAAAATTGAACAATATCTCCGTTTGTGTTAGAAATTACAGCTTCGGTATTTATTACGGTGTAATTATAGTACTGCTTACTGTTTGACATTGAGTATTAAAATTTGGATGTAGTTTAAGTATAGTATCTTTGTTTTTCTCAAAAAATCCATCATATTTACATAATACATAATCATCCTTATATATAGTATAACTACCTACTGGAATAAATAGATTTATATATTTTCGGTCAAATACTACATATGAGCCGATATTATTAAACTTCATTACAAGAAACCAATATTTATTGGATGATCCTTTAGCTTGAACTATCCATTTATTAAGTTGCTCATTATTATCATACAATGAATAAAAACTGAATGTCTTGTATGATTTCATCTCAAATTGAGTATGAGATAACTCAGATGGTACAATTAAATCACCGCAAGCTAATAGTTGCTGTTCAGGTGTCAAAAAAGACATACGGTATGAATTCATACCACCTATCATAGCACCAGAGTTAGGTACCCGCTGAAAGTTTAATCCGAATACAGATGTTAAATGTTTAGCAATCTGTCTCTCAAAAGCTTTACCTTTATTTTTGTTTGCATTACTCATATTAAATATCACCTATTGGTGTGCGTCTGATTATATACGGTTTGTTTCTCTTATTTTTCTTACCTAATATAGTGGGTATTCTACTATCACCTGGAGCGTATGTGTCTGATGATTGTATTGTAGATGGTTGCGTATTACCTACTCCAGCGGAAGATGTTGTAATATTTTCTATTATTTGCTGATATAAATTACCGAATTTTGAATTCTTCATGGGATTTTTTTCAATCTTGATCTAATATATTGTAAACTACTTATAATATGGCTGAAGATATTCTAGATCTATTTAACAGGTATCAAGAGGAACTAAAAAAGGATGTTAATATAGATGAATTAAATATGAAAGAATCTGCATTAACAATAGCTGCTATTAAACATAAATGGGCAGGTAGGTTGATGAGACATAAACTAGATCTTAATCGAACTGAAAGAGCTAGAGATAAAGCTATTACTAATATAATTAATCAACTACAGAAAGATTCCTTAGTTAGTTTATCAATACCAGCTCTACGTAAACAAGCTGAATCTCATGAGATTATACAGAATACAGATCAAACTATAGACAATCTTAAGTTGATAATAGAATATCTTGAAAAGGTGGAGAAGATTGTTACTAGTCTGACTTGGGATATGAAGAATATAATAGATATAGTAAAGGCGGAAACATTATGAGTATATCTGTTACATTTGATTATGATATAAAGAAAAGAAAAGGTATCTTACAATCTACAGTATTTCCGGAAGTTCGTGAATATTTTAGTGTGAAAATACCTAAATTTGGAGCCGCTAGGTATAATAAACACATACCTGACAGAAAATATGTAATTACAGCAACAGGTAGGTTTGATGTGGGCTTATATTGGGAGATATACAAGTATATAAATCGCTCGTATGTTAATGTAGAGTTTTTATTTACTGATGAATTTCGTAAAGTTATATTGTTGAAATATGATGTATCGGTGTTAAACCGAGGGTTAAGAGATTATCAGGAAGATATAGTACAGAAATGCTTAAATTGCGGTATGGGTACTGTAGTGCTAGCCACCGCAGGGGGCAAAAGTTTCAGTATGGCTGCCCTTGTGGAGAGTATTAATCCTGTTAAATGTATATTAATTGTACCAGATCCGGGTCTAGTGGAGCAGATGTATAATGATTTTATCAAATATGGTATAAAACCGGAGCGTATATCTAGATGGACTGGTGTTCATGAAATACATAATGAAGCTAATATAGTTATAGCTAATAGAAGTATACTACAGAGTAAGTGTAGTGATACGGAGTGGATCAAATATGTAGATTTAGTATTAGTAGATGAAGTACAAACCCTAAAGAAGGATAATGGTATTACGGATATAGTGAGTAGTATCATCACACCACATAAATATGGATTTACGGGTACATTACCTGAGAATGATATAGATCGGTGGACTATTATGGGTATAACCGGTCCAATAATATATCAACGTAAAGCTCATGAACTTAGAGAAGATAAATATGTATCAGAAGTAAAAGCTCTGATATTAAAATTACACTATAAGAGCTTTATACCAGAAATAACTACTACACCGAATGAAGCGTATAGAAAGGAACTAGAATGGTTAATTCGTTCAGAATTTAGAACTAATACTATAGGTAAGATATGTGGTAATTTTAATAAAAATGCATTATTACTGGTTGATAGGTTAGAACATGGAGAGATATTAAAATCGTATATATCCAACCTGTACCCCGATCGTCAAGTATATTTCATTAACGGTGAAATGGAGGTTGAAGATAGAGAGCGTATAAAGAAAATTATGGAGACGGATAATAATGTATTATGTATAGCAATGTCTAAGATATTTGCGGTAGGTATTAGTATTAATAATTTACATTATATCATATTCTGTAGTGGTGGTAAATCTAGAGTTCGGGTTATTCAATCGATCGGTAGAGGTCTCAGATTGCATAAATCTAAATCAATATTAACTATAATAGATATTGCTGATCAGTTGAAATACGGTATATTACATTCAGATAAGCGAAAGCTATTATATAATGAGGAAAAAATACCGTTTACTGAAATAGAATTAACAGAATCTTGACTTGATCATTATAGATATCGATATATCATATAGTAGATTTTATATACAATGAATGTAGACAATTTAACAGAGGATGTAAATTTTTCTAGTGATAATACATCACTATCAATACCATTATCAGCACCACCGAAAGATGATGTAGTTAAAGATGATAAACAAAAAGATAACTACGTAGATCGTAATCAGTTTAATGACGAAATATGTAAATTTTATAGTACCGGTATACCATCAGATACTTTAGGTAAAATGTTATATGATGTAGCGAACGGTCTAAGTCATAGACCTAATTTTATCAATTACTCATTTAGAGATGAGATGGTATCTGATGCTATGGTTAATATGCTTAAAGCTTTGAATGGTAAAAAATTTGATGTATCTAGAGGTTATAATCCCTTTAGTTATTTTACTTGCATAGCTTTTCATACATTTTGTACGAGAATAAAAAAAGAGAAGAAGCATAGAGATGCTATTGAAGCATTTCAGGAAGAATATTATCCGGAGTTAATGGACGAGAATCGCAAGAATAAAAAATCAAAATCTGATGAATAATAAATTTGCTGTAATATCTGATCTACATATAGGCGTACACCAATCATCGGAGAAGTGGCTTCAAGAAGTTGTAAAATTTGCTAATTGGTTTAGAGAACAATTACTAGATAAAAATATTAAGGATATTGTTATACCCGGTGATTTTTTCCACGATAGAACTGATATCAATCTATTAGCTCTACAGTATACAGCACAAATACTTGATATATGGAAAGATTTTCACATATGGATGATTCCTGGTAACCACGATTGTTTTTATAAAGATACAGCTCAGGTGTCATCGGTTAGTATATTAAAGGGGTATAGTAATGTTACTATTTTTAGTAATACAACCGTTGTTGATTATAACAATAAGAAAATAATGTTTGTACCTTGGGGTTGTAGTATACCGGAGAGTATGAAGGTCGATATAATAGTAGGTCATTTTGAGTTAACTGGATTTAAAATGAACAGTTTTAGAGTATGTGAGACTGGTGATGATAGTGAAAAGTTAACTAATACCGGTAATTTAATTATTACTGGGCATTTTCATTTAAGACAGGAAAGGGTTAATAAGACCGGTACCATTCTATATGTAGGTACACCGTATGAAATGGATTATAATGATATGGATACAGATAAAGGTTATCATATCATAGATACTAATACAAACAATACAGAATTCGTAGTGTATCCATTAACAACTAAACATAAGAAATTGTCTGTAACTGATCTGATTAATAATAAAGATCATATGGATAGTTATCTAAATGATAATGTAAAAGGTAATGTAGTTACATTAGTCGTAGATAAGGAAATGGATTATGATAAGATTAGTATGTTGGTACAAAAGATACAGACGTATCAACCGTTCGTGTTTAAAGGTACGGATATACAAAACACTAAAAGTAGTGATACAGTTATTATAGATCAGCAAGTTAATATTCAGACTGAGCAACTATTAACGGAATTTGTTAATAATATGGGGATTGATAACTCTAACGATGTATTAGCTTTTGTGTTAGAGTTATATGGAAAATATAAAACTTGCTAATTATCTATCGATATCTGTTTATTCGATACTAATATAATTAATATACCATGAATTATAAGAATATCGGTCTTTGTATCGTAACATATAATAGACCTCATTACTTTGAACAATGCTTAAAGGCATTAGGTGATAATAGAAGAGATTTAAACTATATTGTTATTGTTAATGACGGTACACCATATACCGGTATTAATATACCAGATTGGGTTAATGATCATATACAACTAGGTACTAATAAGAGTGTAGGTGTAGCTAAGAATGTCGGAATGAGAGCGTTAATGCAAGCAGGCATGGAGCATATCTTTATAATGGAAGATGATATGATTTTAAAATCTCCAGATATTTTTAATCAATACATCTCTACAGCAACATCTTCAGGTATATTCCATTTAAACTATGCATTACATGGACCAGCAAATAAAGTACCTAATACAGATACACCTAATCCGCGGCTAATTGTAGACTACGGTGATGTAAAGGTTGTATTATATCCACACTGCGTCGGAGCGTTTACTTATTTTCATCGAGGTGTTATTCTTAACGTTGGTTATCATGATGAGCGGTTTAAAAATGCATGGGAACATGTTGAATACGCTCTTCGTGTAGCTAATAAAGGTTTACATCCACCGTTTTGGTGGTTTGCTGATATTGAGAATAGTAGTGAATACATTACGGAGATTCCAGGCTCTATAGGTGGTGGTAGTTCAATAACTCATACCGCAGAATGGACTTCAAATATGCAACGAGGTGCAGCTTGGTTTAAAGAAAAACATGGATATATTCCAACACAAATACCTGATACAGCTCCAGACACTGTACAAGAAATTATTACCAGGATTGAAAAATACTATGGAACAACCAAAGAACCAGCAGCCGGTTCCTAAATTTAAGCTGAGTATATTAATACCGACACTACCAGCGCGAATAAGCACATATGTAGTGTTGTTGAACAATATTAGGGATCAGATTAAGAAAGGTAAATTTGAATCTGATGTAGAAATTTTATCATTAATGGATTGTAAGAGTATGACCATTGGAGATAAGAGAAATCGGTTAATAGAGATGTCTAGCGGTGAATATATTGTGTTTATTGATGATGATGATAATGTACCGGGTTATTATATTAGTGAAGTGTTGTCTGCAATTAAAGAATCACCAGATTGTGTAGGTATTAGGGGGGTCATAAAATATGAAGGTGATACTAAAGGTAAAGATACCGTTTTTATTCATAGTTTAAGATATCCACAAGATGAAGATATAAACATATATGCAAAGGGTAGACCGCCCAATCATTTAAATCCCATTAAGCGTGAAATAGCCCGTACTGTTAAATTTCCTAACCAAAATTGGGCAGAGGATACAGATTGGTCTAGTAATTTATATTTCAAATTAAAAACGGAAAAGATGATTGACAGAGTAATGTACGTATATTTTGCGTATGGTAGTAAATCGCAATCATCACCTAATTGTAAACTATCTCATATATAATGATTAAATATAAGTTATTAAATTGTACTAATGAAAAGGATGTATTATTTGATGTATGTATTCCATGTTGGGAGCAATCAGATAAACTAAAGAAGACATTAGATGCTTTATTAGATGGTCATCGTAAATTAAGCTTACCCTGTAAACTTATCATTAGTATAGAGAAGCAGAGTGTGGTTAAAAATCGTCTAGATTGCTTAACAATAAGTAAATCTCCATATGTACTATGGATGGATGACGATGTAATACCAGTAACAGAAAGTTGGGATAGATACTTATATAATAAGATAATTAATGAACCGAAAACTGGAGTTATTGGTATTAATATAGTACATTGGAAAGCGCCAGATAATAGACCGACTAGACCGTCGGGTGAGGTACCTGATGTATGTGGGGCTGTAATGATGACCAGAAAGGTTCCTGGTGTTGAATTTGATATTAATTACATCGGAAGTGGTTACGAAGATACGGACGTCTGTTGTCAATATTGTAAAGCTGGTTATAAGGTAATACAAGATAATAATCTATGGTGCTTACACTACAACGGTGAGGTTAATAAGCGGTGGGATACAAACCAACCGTATTTTATGAAAAAATGGAATAGGATATAATATACTGAGTATTAATAAATAATCGATATTAATTAATATGTATGACTACTTGATTGTAGGTGCTGGATTATATGGTTCTATATTTGCTCATGAAGCTACTAAAAGGGGCTATAAATGTCTTGTAATTGATAAGCGGTATCATGTAGGTGGTAATTGCTATACCGAAAATATGTACGGAGTAAATGTACATATGTATGGTCCTCATATTTTTCATACTAATTCAAAAAGAGTATGGGATTATATGAATAAGTTTACCGCTTTTAATAATTTCATATATAGACCTAAAATATATGCATCTGATGGTAAGTTATATTCATTTCCTATAAACCTGATGACATTATATCAAGTTTACGGTGTTACTACACCTAAGGAAGCTAAAGATATTATTGAACGTGAGAAAATATTAACTCAAAATACAGATAATTTAGAGTCTTGGATTACATCTCAGGTAGGTGTTAAACTGTATGATTTGTTTATCAAATCATACACTATGAAGCAGTGGAATAAGGAACCTAAATGCTTACCTAGTAGTATTATTAAGCGTTTACCTATTAGATACAATTTTAACGATAACTATTTTAATGATGAATACCAAGGTATACCTATAGGTGGTTATACTCAGATATTTAATAATCTATTGAAGGGTTCAATGGTAATGACGTCCAAACCGTTTAGACCTGATGATATTAAATTAGCATCTAGGGGTGTGATATATACTGGACCGATTGATGAGTTTTTTGATTATCGTCTTGGGCCTCTTGAATATAGAGGTTTAAAATTTACTCATGATGTATTCAAAGGAGATGTACAAGGTAATGCAGTAATAAATTATGCTGGTAGTGAACCATATACTAGAAAAATCGAACATAAACATTTTGATAATATTTCTAGTGAGTATTCCATATTAACTACCGAGTATCCTGATGATTGGTCAACCAGTAAAGTTCAATATTATCCGATAGAATCTGATAGTAATAGATTATTATATAATCAATACAACAAATTACCTAGAGATTCTAAAATAAGGTTCAAAGGTAGGTTAGGTGAATATAGATATTATGATATGCATACAGTAGTAGAAAATGCATTAAAGGATATAGATACCGAATTTGGTGTTTGATGTTATTGAATTATTTTCTTCTCATTATATTATAGTATGTAATGAGAAGTATACAGTTTAATACAATTTCAATAAAGAATTTCCTGTCAATAGGAAATGATCCTGTAGAGATTACATTCACTCCGGGTCTACATCTTATTACGGGAGTGAATAAGGATAAAGATGGTAGACGTAATGGTGTGGGTAAATCCACTATTATGGATGCAATACATTGGGGTTTGTTCGGTACACCGTTACGAGATATTAATAAAGCTACTATTGCAAATTTTAACTCGAAGGGTCAGTGTGTTGTCACTATAGAGTTTATCGGTAATATAAATGGTAAATCGTCGGTATATAAAATAGTCCGTATATTAAACCCTAGTAAATGTATAATATATATCGATGGTGTTGATTCTACATTATCTACTGTAGCTAAAAATAATGAGTTTATAGAAAGCGTGTTAGGTTTTACATCACCACTATTTAAGAATAGTGTTATATTGAGTATAAATAACTCACAGGCTTTTTTAGCTCAAGATAAGATAACCAAACGTAAGTTTATAGAAGGTGTTTTTAATTTAGAAGTTTTTAGTGATATATTGATTGATGTTAGACAGAAATCTATAGAGGAAAAGAAACGCATAGATATATTACAAACCAAGATAGATTAAAAAAGCAAAATATTGACGTCTATATAGGTCAACGTGATGTGTTTGATAAGCAAACACAAGATAAGATAGTAGATATAGATAATCAAATTAAGAAGTATGTATCTCAGTTGAATGATACTAAAGGTAAATTAGTAGATATAACTAGTATATCTGATAAACTTAAGATATTAAAGGATAAGCGATTAGAATTAATTTCTAGTATATCATCCTTAGATGATCAAAAAACATCTAAGTTATCAGATATTCAGATATTAAAATCTCGTGTTAGTACTATACAGAAGGATAAGGAACTATATTTAGCTGATTTTATATCGAATACAAAAGCTGAAATATTAGCATTACAGAATGAAAAATCTCGTATCATTACCAATTTTGAGAATGATATAAAGATTAAGAAGCTGAATTTAGAGAGAGTTAAGGATGATGCAATCAAATTATTTAAATCAGGTAATAATACAAAAATAGCACTAATAGAGCGTGAGATGGTCGAGTATGTTAAGAGTACTCAAGCTACTATTTGCCCTACTTGTAAGAGACCGCTAACAGATAAGATTGAGATTGATCAAAGTAGAATAGATAAATGGAATAATGAATTGTACACTTTAAAGAATGAAGAACCTCCAGTTAATATATTAGAAGAATTTAATAGAGATATGTTAGCTGTGGATAGTATGATGGTGGATAATTCAATCATATCTGATATAGATATTAAGATTACTAATCTTAAGAATATTGAACCCGATAAAACTAAAATTGCTGAATTTGACAAGTGTATTAACGATATAGAGGCTCAAATAAAAACTACATTACAAGATATTACCGAGTTGCAAACTAAACGAGATTCATTACAACATGAGGGGTTACAAAAAATTGATAGTGCATTAGAATCTATACAGAATATTATTAACACTAACAATAAACTAAATGTAGAAATTGAATTTTGTAATAGACAAATAGAACAGTTAAATACTCAACTTAAAAGTATACAGGAATCAAAAAATCCATTTATATCGATGTTAGATATTGCTAATAAAGAATTAGGTAATCTTAACGTTGAAATGGATGATAGTCAAAAGATGTATAATATATATGAGACCGCAAAATATATTGTATCTGAAGAGGGTGTAAAGACTTATATTATTAAGAAGTTATTATCAGTATTAAACGGTCGTATAGATTACTACCTACGTAAATTAGATAGTAACAGTACATGTGTATTTAATGAATATTTTGAAGAGACTATAAAGAATGATAAAGGTGTAGAGTGTAGCTACTTTAATTTTAGTGGTGCTGAAATGAAGACTATTGATCTTGCATGTTTATTTGCATTCATGGATCTTAGGCGTATGCAGGGGGATGTAAGCATTAAT